AACAATTTGAAAACAAGAACCTCGCTTAGGCCTGTGTCCATATTACGTGGGTAGGATCACTGATCCTACATTGCGAAGTCAGTTTTTTCAGGAATTAATGAATGGTCTACGCGGTTATGAGACTGATGACGTAACAAAAGTCGAATTAAATCGCAGTACTGATGCTAGTGAGGATGAAGACAAGGAAGAAACTATTGATACCGGATTTGTTAAGAAAGCCGTCCTTAATGGTGAAGGGGTAAATAGTTCAGCTATATTTTCTCAACTACATGAGAAAGGTTATTATATCGGGCGTATTGCATGGTCTTCAAAGCCGACAAGTGGAATTGGAGACAGAATCAACGTCGAAGCATTTTTCAAAGACTCAGAAAAATGCTGTGACTTTGCCTATCAAATTAAAGGTATAAACAATCAAAAAGAAGACGGTTTCAATGTAACCATTCGCGCGGCAACGGCACAAGAGAAAAAACATATTAGTGAATTAATTGAGTCCGCCGCTGAAAATGCCTATAATATAATAATAGGATCAGAGGTGAACGAAGATGAAAAAGGTTAAATGGCTTAAGTTAAACATACGGCTTGAGTTTGAAACAGCCGTTAGACGTCTTTCTCTTGATTCTTTTACAGAGGATAAAGGGAAAGGGTTCATTTTTGATAAAATACGCCATGATTTTGCAAATGGTCGCTTTGTCGAGCGTATTGTTTATCATGATAAAATATTAAGCTTTGACGGAAGCGAAACTACCGTTGAAAGAATCGAATATCGCACCACAAATTTTAGCGTGGCTTTAGACTCTCTTCCTGTAATGCAGATTACCAACCCACCCAGAACTTTAAAGCCTTTTTCGCAGGCTTTGGTAAAAAATCTTGGCTTAGGTGTTAGTTTGGAAGAAATTGACATAAACCCTATAGACTGGCTTAATGAAATATCTTCAAGTGTAAATATCAATTTAACACAACTTGATATTTCAAGGGTTAGAGTTTCTGATTACGCCACAGCTAAAATGCAAATAATTGGCAGCAATGATCTTAGGAAGTATTATAAAGAAGAATTAGAGGGTAAAAAAATAAGAATTGACAGGCTTGTTTGCTCTGTTAATTCATTAGAATATTCCGGTAAGCTCAAGATCACCAATAGCGGCCTTGCTTATATTGATGTTAGAAATGAGAATGAGTTTACGAAAATCGTTTTTGATACGTTAAAAAAAGTCACCCTTCAATCATAGATGGCTTATAAGGAGTTACTTCACCTAACGCCTCGCCTTACTCGTTGTTCAACCTCGTAGGCGTCAGAATCAAGTTCTGACGCCTACAATGTTTCTTAATGCAGCCAGCTATCGTCCTCCCACACCTTCTGCATAATTTTCATCACTTGTTTTCTTTCTTCGTCCAGTTGCAGTCCGGTCAGTTCCACACCGTTAGAGCTACCTTTGCGGATACGAATTACCGTTTTGGGATACAGGGGGCGCAGATTGCGGTAAAGCTCGGATTCAAGGGCGTCCAGGGTAGACTGGCTAATTTTCTGCTCTTTATCGATCATTATTTCAATGCGCATAAAAGTCACCTCAGCTGATGACATCCATTGAGCGGTTGTATTCGTGGCTTCTGATTTTTGCCATGAGTTCATCAGTCAATTCAGAAACCCACTGCAGAGCCAGCCCCTTCTCTTCATCACTACACTCACTAGCCGCTACAAGCTTAAGAAAAAAATCAATGCGCTGGAGCTTCAAAGACTCCAAAAAATAGTCCTGCATTTTTCCTCCTATGACACCACAAGCAATACTGTACACATAACCACTGTTTATATTTACAGTATATAATAATCTTACTGATGTAAAACGTTTTTTTACGTTCATCAGCCTGATATGCCTGGTATTATTAAGAGCACGAATTGTTAACCCGCGTAATTAATACAGATCCCGCCACTTATCATCTTCCTGCAAACGCTGGTTCCGATAGAAGATACGCAGGCCTGCTCCTGACGGAATACTGCCGCCGCGAAGGAGTAAATCGACCTCTTTCTCGCTGCCATCAAATCCTCTGGACTTCAGTTCATAGACGAGCTGCTGTCGTTGATGGTCTGTAATTCGCTGTTTGTAGTCTCTACGCCGTTTCGGTTTCACCAGGCGTAACCTTGCAGCCAGTTCCCGGCGTTCTTTTTTGTTCATACTGTGCAGGTAATCGTGCAACTCCTTGTCATCCATACGGGTGATATCCGTTCTGGTATCCCCATCAGCTGATTTGTCTTTCCCTTGTTGGTACAAATTTTCAGCAAGGGGACAGTTATTGCCACGAGTCCAAGGGGCGCAAGCGCCCTGGTCGGCTGCCGCCTCCTGAACGTCAACGGCTTTACGAACCATTTTCCACTTCACTGCATGAGTGCAGATCTTGCCCTCTGCAATGGGTGACCAGATGCCATAAATACGAATGCCGTGATCGCCATAGGCGGTCGGCTCTTCGTTGATTTCATAAGCGGTTCTGATGAGGTGATATTTACGGGGAACCAGTACGCCGCCCTGCTTCATGATGTAGGTGGCAAAACAACCAGCATCAGCAGCAGCCAGGATGGCATCAAGGCGCGGGTTATCCAGTACCGGCGCACCTGCTTTTTTGTCCCCCTGTTGCCTTGCCGCCTGACCAGCCAGCAATCGCAGTTCACGGTAAGCCTGACGCCCCGGAATGCCAAAGAAGCGGAATTGCTGAACACGATGCAAAGACGCCCAGGCATTCACGTATTCAGCGTTATCACGCAGAGATTTACCCGTTTCCTTGCTGATCTCGCCAGCCAGACCACGCCCGTCAATGTTCTTACTGATGTATTTCGCTATGTAGCTTGTCGGCGTTCCTTTGCGCGGGTTAATCAGCTCAGACTTAAAGCGCGGCCCCGTGTTATTGCCCAGCTCCTCGCGGTCTTCACGGATAGCAAACTTACGCAACAATGCAGTAATGGCTCGGCGGTCTTTTTTGCGCATGAAACACAACAGGTGCCAGTGAACTGTGCCGTCGTGATGCGGCTCAGCCACCCGCACGCCATACCAGCGCAACCCGGCTTTGTGCATCGCCTTACGAAATGCAGCAAACATACCGACCAGATAATCGCTGCTTTGTCTTACCGTCGCATTTGTCCAGGTCGGGTTGGGCCTGCCGTTATTTAGCGTGGAATGGAAACGTGACGGACAGGTGATGGTGTAGAAAACGGCGCAGTCACCGCGCATTTCCGCGATAAGCTCCAGACCTTTAACACAGGCCATCATCTCATTGCGGCGATGCGCAGGGTTGCTGCTGCTGGCGTTTACCACATCCTCCATGTCCAGCGTGTCGCCGTCTTCGTTCACCAGTTCATGAGAACGGAAAAACTCCAGCGACTTACGGCGCTGCTCACGTTTATGCAACACGGCTTCATAGCTGACATAGGGAGATGCTTTTTTGCTGACAAGGCAGACAGCACGCAACTGCTCTTCCCGCCATTCGCAACGCATCTTCCATAATTTCCGATACCACCAGTCGGCGCACAACATACGCGCCAGCGAACCCGGAATGAGTTCATAGGGCACGGGTTTACGGCGGTTCCTTTTCCGACGGAGTTGCTCAAACGCAGGCGGGATGACATCCAGACGCAGGGTTTCTGCTGCCACCTTTTCCCATGTCTTGCGGATTTCTTCTGGCTTAACGTCATCGGTGGCATACAAATCGCCACAAGCTGCATCAAGGCACATGCTCATATGCGCAGCAACAAGGGTGGACAGGCGTTTCACCTGATCCTGACTCATTTCAGGCAGAATCAGCAGGCCGTCCAGCCCTTCATGGCTTGCCATAAAGCGAAAAGAAGTGGATAGCTGACTGTCGCGTACATGCTCCAGCCGTTCCAGACATGGCTTAATCGTCTCACGCAAATAGCGGGAATAAGCCTTTGGCCTGCCAAGGCTGCTGAAGTATTCAATACGTTGCATCAGCGGCTTGCTGATATGGGAGGGCTGGGCGCTGACGTCTGCCAGAATGACCATGTCCGGGTTAAAACGCTGCTGCTCATGCGCCAACTTTGCCCGGCTAATGAGCTTATCCTGCTCCATTTCGCGCTGGACAGGATCACGGGATTCATTAAAGAAATAACGCTCCCAAACCTGATCACTCAGTGCCTCGCGGCGCAGTTGTTCCTGCTCGTTATCGGCAGCGTACAGAGTGATCAGGTTTGAAAGCGCAGAAACCGGCGCAACTTCCGCCGGGTCCAGATAAGGGTTAATGGCCTTTTTCGGGCTGTTCCATGAGAACGATGCGGCAGCTTCGTTAAAGCCGCAGCAGTTGTTCATATCGGCATGACTCATGCACGTACTCCGTACACGGCAGAACTATCCACGCCACGCGAATAATCAAATCCCACCCAGCAGCGCGGCCCAGAAACAGCAATGATTTCTGTTGCTGATTTACCCTCGCCAGCTGCCACACCGATGCTGCGTTTTGCCTTGATGTAGTGGTGAGTAAAATTGCGATACAGCGAACGGATCAGGGATGTGTCACTGTTAGAAACAATGACCGGATGTCCTTCTGATGACCGATGTTCAAGAACAGATGCCAGGTGATACTGGTCATCTTCAGTGAAGCCGTCAGTGTGATAGCCGGAAAACGTACCGTCATACGGCGGATCGCAATACACCACATCCCCCGCCTTCAACATCGCCAGCGTTTCATCAAAGCTGGCGCAGATAAACGTTGCTCGCTGGGCCTTTTCTGCAAATGCGCGAATTTCTTTTTCAGGGAAATACGGATTTTTATAATTACCGTAGGGAATGTTGAAATGCCCGCTCTTGTTATAGCGACATAAACCACGGTAACCGTGACGATTGAGATACAGGAAATATACCGCTTTCATGAAATCAGTAATTTCAGTTGAGTAATTAAACTCCTGCCTTATGTTGTAATAAGCCACCTCCCTGTTTGCGATCTCAAATAAAACTCTGGCGCGAGATATAAACGATTCACAATCAGCGGCAACCTTTTTATAGAGGTTGATTAAATCAGGATTAATATCCGCAACCAGATAGCTGGGATAATCCGTCTCCATCATCACAGCACAGGAACCCGCGAAAGGTTCAACCAGTCGCGGGCCAGCAGGAAGATGTTTTTTCAGTTCGGACATTATGGCAGTTTTATTTCCCGCCCATTTCAGGATGGTGCTCATACAGCACCTCCGTTGTAATGTTTGCCTTTCAGCTCTGCGATTTCCTGACAGGTAATGCAAAGCTGCACACCCGGAATGGCACGGCGGCGTGCTGGCGGAATTGGCGCTTCACACTCAATGCAAAGTACGCGTGACACGCCCGGTGATTTGGCACGGGCTGCACGGATATGGCGCTGGCGTTCTTCTTCAACGCGCTGCTGTACGAGATCCATTGCATCAGCCATTAGTGGATCTCCTGCGCTTCGTTCTGGATTGCTTCAGCAGTCACGCGCAGCAGTTCTGCCGCTTCCACGTGGTTTAGCTGGCGGGATGAGATATGACACGCCAGGCTATCAAGGCGAGCAGCCATTGCTTCAGCCCTTGCCCGGCGTTCTTCCAGACGAGCCTCTGTCAGTAAAATATTAAGCCCTGCGTCATCCGGTCCGGTTTTAGTCGTGAGGGTTTCAATATTACGCATAATCAATTCTCCTGAATTTAGATAAAGGGATGCCCGGCGGGTTTACGCCATTAATTTCATTAGTTGGTTAATTCGGCATGGTTAGCCGTCTGGGAAATAAGCTCACCACTGCACGAAAATGATTCATTGCTTTAATCAGCTCCCGCTTTTCGTCAGTGGTCAGCTCATTAATGCTGATGCTATGACGTTCAGCTGGAATTTTTGCCATAAAGAATATGGCAGCCAGTGCCCGTTTATTTTGTTCATTATTGATATCCCGTGGATCACGCATATCTTTAATAAACCGCTCAAGCTCTGACTCAATATTCAAACCAAAAACTTTCGCCCTTAACTCCGCAATATGATTAAGTCCATTCAGGCGTTCACCGGGTCTTAATGGAACAGTCGCCGCAGCGCCTTCAATAGCCATTTGTTCCCCCGTTTTTTCGTAGATAGTTCTGCCAGCAATTCATCTTGTGAACGGCACGGATGCCAGCGTTTACCATCCTCACCCATGATCCAGCCGTGACCGTAGTGCATTGCCGGACTTTGTTTTACCAGCAGCGATGCAAATGATGGTTCTTTCGTCAGCATAAGCACCTCACAGCAAACCGAATGAAGCACCGAGGCCAGTTACAGTATCAACTGCACTTGCCATCACAGGATTAACCTGTAAACGGGCCTGCAATGAAACAGCAGCTAACGCCATCAGTCGTGTAACAGAGTTAATGCTGCTGATAGCATCACGACGACCTGCACTGGTTTTTACATCGCCAGATACCGCACCTGCAGCAACACGCCCGATCTCTGCGGTTGCACTCATGACGTAATGTGGCAGTTTCTCTTTTGCCACCTCATTAATCGGTACACATGGCAGGCAGTGAATCTGTGCCAGAAAACCGTCTACCAGCGTTGAATCTTCCGTCAGATCGGTAAGTAGCCAGATATCTGGCGCATTGAGCTGATGCGGTTGATCTGGGTTGAGTTTGTTTCGCAGAGTCTGGACATTCATTCCTGCACGTTCTGCCAGCTTCGCCATATTGTGGCGTAGTGCAAAAGCTCTACAGGCTTCATCAAAATGCGGATGTTTGGAAATCTTGTAATCAAACATGCTGCCCCCTTAGAAAGTTCTCATAATTGAACTTAGCCACCAACGATGACATTAAAATTGAAATTGGATTGGCCCATGTTTTTCCTGACTTGTTCCTTTTTGTACTCAAGGTAACGTATACATACTCTGTCTTTCGGTTTTTCCTTTTTTTCCAAGAATTTAGCGAGCTTACCATTATGAATCATTTGATATACCGAACCGCGAGAGCGGCCTTCCCATTCCGCGAACTCTGCAGGTGTCGCCATCACTTTTGGTACACGAATTGAAATGTCGTTGCTCATAGTGCAGTATCTCTCGATTAAGGTTTTGTTTATGTCGTTTTATCTTGTTTTATTAGATTCAATATTTGATACATCGAGATACTACGATCCAATATTTGATACGTCAATAGGATTAAGAAATGATACAGGTAAAAGCTGGCGAGAATACAGGGGGAAGAGAGGCTATCCATAGACTAATGGCAGCCTATGATTTCAAGTCCAGACAGCAACTTTGCGATCACTTAGGCGCATCAAAAAGCACTATGGCAAACAGATACTTAAGAGATAGCTTTCCCGCAGAGTGGGTGATTCAGTGCGCCTTGGAAACAGGAGTTTCTTTACTGTGGCTAACCACCGGACAAGGCGAGCCAGGTTCAAAAATTGACCCTAAAAAAAATATCAATTCTGTGAACTCCAGCAGGGTTAAACCTCTTTCTGAGCTTGTATCTCCTGAAATTGACAAGGCAACTCTCAACGGTGGTTTATTGGTCGATGCTGGAAAAGCAATCATTGATAGCAGCATACTCCCCTCAGACTCAAGCAACCTGCTGCTGGTGAGTACTTCTGGTGATTCTTATTTAATAGATCGCAACCAAACACCACCAGTAAATGGTACGTGGTTAGTGGACATCGACGGGATAAAAAGCATTGTAAAATTGACACGACTCCCGGGAAACAGATTAGTAGTGCATCAGGATGATTCATCGTTTGAGTGCGAACTGGATGACATTGAGGTAATAGGTCGCGCACTGAAAATTATTAAGAGCCTTTGATATGACCATCAGAAAACAGCCGAACGGAAAGTGGTTATGTGAATGCTACCCAAACGGAAGAGATGGCAAACGCGTACGCAAACAATTTGCGACGAAAGGCGAAGCCATTGCGTTTGAGAATTTCACCATGGATGAGGTAAACAAGAAACCTTGGCTGGGAGAAAAGGAAGATCGGCGACAACTGTCAGAAGTGATTGAGCAATGGTATTCCCTGTACGGTCAGACACTCGCTGACCCTAAGCGATTAATGGCTAAGTTAAAAATCATTTGTAATGGACTTGGCGATCCCATCGCTTCTGAATTGACAGCAGGTGATTTCACAAAGTACCGGGAAGCCAGATTAAAAGGTGAGGTCAAAAACGAAGATGGCGTGCTCATGTCACCGGTTAAGCCCAGAACGGTGAACCTTGAACAGCGTAACCTATCCTCAGTTTTTGGCACACTGAAAAAGCTGGGGCATTGGTCTGCACCCAACCCCCTCGCCGGTCTGCCAACTTTCAAAATTGCAGAAGGTGAACTGGCGTTCCTTGCTGCTGATGAAATCAAACGCCTGCTTGACGCATGTGCTGAATCTCAAAGTCCCAGTCTGCTAATGATTGCCAAGATTTGCCTGGCTACCGGGGCAAGATGGAGCGAAGCCGAAAACCTGCAAGGTAACCAGATATCAAAGTATCGAATTACCTATACCAAAACAAAAGGAAAGAAAAACCGAACTGTTCCTATTTCTCAGGAACTGTATGAAGAATTACCCAAAAACAGAGGAAAGTTATTCACACCATGCCGAAAGGCTTTTGAGCGTGCGGTAAAACGAGCTGGAATTGAACTACCTGAAGGTCAATGTACCCACGTTCTGCGCCACACTTTCGCCAGTCACTTTATGATGAACGGCGGAAACATTTTGGTATTGAGGGATATTTTAGGACACGCTGATATTAAAATGACCATGATTTATGCCCATTTTGCACCGGATCATCTGGAAGATGCCGTTACCAAAAATCCACTTCATAACCTCAACTGGCATCGCTAATAAATGGCGGCACTTTGGCGGCAGAGCACTAAAAACAAGTAAAACAAGCAAACACAGATTAACACTAACATCATGATTTAAAATGAAAAAATATGATTTCGTTAGTGTAAAAATGGTATGTAGGAATTTCGGACGCGGGTTCAACTCCCGCCAGCCCACCAAAATTCTCCATCGGTGATTACCAGAGTCATCCGATGAAGTCCTAAGAGCCCGCACGGCGCAAGCCCTGCGGGCTTTTTTGTGCCCTCACTTTGTCCCGCGAAGTCCGAAGAGAACTAATTAAATCCGAACCTTTTAGGCCCATTGATAGGCCCAACGAAAAGCTCTATTGTTTTCGTTGGGCCTAAACGCATGGAGACTCCCCATGGCAAGAAAAACCAAGCCGTTAACCGATACGGAAATCAAAGCCGCCAAACCTAAAGATGCCGATTACCAGCTATATGATGGTGACGGGCTTACTCTGTTAATCAAGTCCAGTGGTAGTAAGCTCTGGCAATTCCGTTACTATCGACCTCTGACAAAACAGCGAACCAAGCAAAGCTTCGGAGCCTACCCTGCTGTCTCCCTTTCTGATGCGCGTAAACTCAGAGCTGAATCTCGAGTTTTATTGGCGAAAGACATTGATCCTCAGGAACATCAGAAAGAGCAGGTTAGAAATTCTCAAGAGGCTAAAACCAACACTTTCCTGTTAGTTGCCGAGCGTTGGTGGAATGTGAAGAAAGCCAGCGTAACAGAGGACTATGCCGATGATATCTGGCGCTCGCTTGAGAGAGATGTTTTCCCAGCAATCGGTGATATCAGTGTCACCGAGATTAAGGCTCATACTCTGGTTAAAGCAGTGCAGCCGGTTCAGGCCAGAGGTGCATTAGAGACTGTTCGCCGCCTTTGTCAGCGTATTAACGAAGTCATGATTTATGCTCAGAACACAGGCCTAATTGATGCTGTTCCCAGCGTTAACATCGGGAAAGCATTCGAGAAACCGCAGAAGAAAAACATGCCTAGTATCCGCCCGGATCAACTTCCACAATTAATGCAGACTATGCGCACGGCAAGTATCAGCCTGTCCACACGATGCCTGTTCATGTGGCAACTTCTAACCATCACCCGCCCTGCCGAAGCTGCTGAGGCTCGATGGGATGAGATCGATTTCAATGCTAGCGAATGGAAAATTCCTGCAGCTCGAATGAAGATGAACCGGGACCATACGGTTCCACTATCTGATGGGGCTCTTGCTATTCTGGAAATGATGAAGCCTCTCAGTGGTGGCCGAGAATTTATCTTTCCTAGCCGTATCAAGCCCAACCAACCAATGAATAGCCAAACAGTGAATGCAGCACTCAAGCGTGCTGGCTTAGGAGGTGTACTTGTTTCACACGGCTTGCGTTCTATCGCCAGTACGGCACTCAATGAGGAAGGATTTCCACCTGATGTCATTGAAGCAGCGCTTGCTCATGTAGACAAAAATGAGGTGCGTCGCGCTTATAACCGCAGTGATTATCTTGAGCAACGTCGTCCGATGATGCAATGGTGGGCTGATTTTGTAAAAGCAGCAGATAGCGGCAGTATCGTTAATAGTGGGGTTAGGGGAATACGGCTTGTGGGATGAATCCTTTATCAGCACCCATAATGGGTGCTGATAATTCAACTATTAATAATACGGGCTTTTATCCTGTGACTTTCTTTTTTCTAGCAACTGTATTATCTAAAGCCAATTTGATACTTTCAATATTTCTTGACCAGTTTTTAATAATGGTATCTTCCAAAGCATCTTGGCTCATTGTTGCGATACGATATTTTTTACTTTCATTATTAATGTCAAAATTTGACTCTTTAATAAAGTCCCACAAAGGATCAATGAGAGCATTTACCGCAGCTGCTTTACTTTTCCACCCACCTTCAGGAACAGATTCATTGATCAAATAAACAAGTTTATCTTGAATTACTCGATATACTTCCGCTTTACTGCTCCCACCTTGTTTTCCGGCTTTAGCTCTAACATGGGATAATTTTTTTTGAGCACATACAGAAACATGAAACCATGACATACCAATACATCTATCAAATAATTCAGAAGATTTAATGAATGCTTTAATAGCAACACACTCATTCTCTGACATAACTGATTTTCCCCATTGATAAGACATCGAGGCAAAAAATAGATGTGATTTAAACACATCATTAATTAAAAAAGGATCCTGAATAAGATGAGAAAATGTTCCCCTGAAAATACGTGACTTTAACTCTTTCCAGCATTCCTGAACTGGATCATATAATTCAGCATATTCCTCTATTAATTGACCCACTCTGTCACCAGTACAATATTTATACTCTTCATGAGATGGAGCACTATACAAAACCACACGTGTTCCTACCTTATCAGAATTCCAGAACTGATCTCGCATTTCGCTTAGTTCCTTCAGTATCGCAGGATAACTTTCGCTGAGCATATCAATGTATATGTCCCAATCACATTCGACCATCTGCCCAGAAAGACAAACCGATTTTTGACTAATTTCTTCGCAAAACTCAATCGCTGTCAACATAAAAACACCAAATATCAATTAGTTAAGTGTTGTAAAAAATGTATTTTTGGTACGCGGATTTTTTGCATTAATGCTTGCCGCTAATCTTTCTACAACCAAAATGAACTAACGAGAGGCAATCAAGTGATCTTGACCCTCCATCTCCGAACAGCTTTTGTATCTTAAGTTAACGATGTCCGCTGC